GGCTACGATCAGCCTTGCACTACTAGAACAAAGATTGCCCGATGAGGTTCCTTCGCTGCGATATGTGCAGCATTGGGTCAATGGCGTGTGCAAAGAGTTAGGGTGTACGGCCACGATTTATCCCGGAGGCGATGTTGTTACTTTTTATCCTGTGGGTGAGCAATGAACAAACGAATCCGAGAATTTGCTGAGCAATGTTGGGATCAGCGATTAGATGGTCGGTATTTCGATCAGGAAAAGTTCGCCGAGTTGATTGTAAAGGAATGTGCCGAAATTTCAGAACAAAGTCAATGGAGTGAAGCCAAGGGCGAATATTATGAAGGCTTTAATGAGGCTATGGTTTATGTTTCCAACAAGATTAAAGAACATTTCGGAGTTGAATAATGAACGCAGAGCAAGGGGTGAGCGATGACACGAGACGACATTATCAAGATGGCGAGAGAGGCTGGTTTTAACCCAGTCTCATACACGGGCGCAAACCTCGAATTATTTGAACGCTTCGCCGAACTTGTTGCAGCACATGAGCGTGAGGCGTGTGCGAAGGTGTGCCTTGAAGAAGCACCAAGTCTTGATGGGCAGTTGTGCGCCGCCGCCATACGAGCAAGGGGTGAAGGGTGATCCACTTTCTAACACTCTACATACTCGTGTGGACAAATGCTTCATGGATGTGGTTTGTGGCATGGGTTTCATTTATCTTATTAAGGCTGTTCATCATTGTAGATGACAAGGGGTACACAAAATGAATGATATTAAAGTAATACAAGCTGTATCTGCAGGTACACCATTAACTGCCATGCAGTTACAGAAGATACTCAACATACCACATGCACGTGTTGCATCTTTGTTACAGCATATGCGTAAGCAAGGCAAGATTAAGACCGTTAAGATTGAGAAAACATGGGTATGGGTAATGCCAAACCATACATCTACCCATGAAGTTAATGTAGTAGCACCAGTAATACCTAAGTCTAAGAAAGAGCGAGTAGACTTCCTATCAACTGTATTCAACTCCTGGGGTAGGCAATCACATGAGGCGAGCCAAACGAACACCAATTCCTGATGCCATTGAGATGTACTACAAGTCCCTTGAGTATCGATCACTGTCATCATCAGCACAAAGGGACTATCGGTACTGTCTCAATGCTTTCTTACAGACACCTATTAATGGTAGGAAGTTAGAGAACTACAGTCTCCAAACAATCAATACACCACTAGCCCAACGTGCCTACAACACTTGGGCTGAGAGGGGTGTACCTTTTGCTAATCACACCATGTCAGCTGCCTCTGTAGTCTTTAACCTTGCCATACGTCTGGGATACTGTGAGATAAATCCCTTCAGCAAGGTACTTAGAAGGCCCCACAAGCCACGCAAAGTGGTGTGGACTAGGGAGGATATCACCCGCTTCCTAAATCAAGCCTACAGCGGCTTTAATACCCGTTCTGTGGGATTGATAGTTCAGATGGCATACGAGTGGTGTCAGAGGCTAGGTGATATGTCCAATCTTAAGTGGACTAACTACAATTTTGATACTAAAGTACTATCACTTGAGCAGTCAAAGCGTAGAGCCAGGGTAGAGTTACCTACAACGGAGGAGTTACATGAGATGTTAGTGCAGCAGAAGCAGGAAGTAGGCACAGATTATGTAGCTCCTCAGTGCCACAGCAATAGCATCTTCAACAAACCTTACGATAAGTTTCAATTGGCAATCGTGGCAAGGAAAGTGATACGTAAGGCAGGGTTACCTGAAGATCTACAGATTATGGATATGAGAAGGACAGGCACGATGGAGATGGTAGATGCAGGGGTTTCATTACCACAAATCATGTCTGTAACTGGACATGTAAGTCCAGGTTCAGTAACCCCCTACATGAAGAATACTTTGACAAGTGCTAAAAATGCTGCTAAGCTTCGCTTCACCAACACGGACAGTGCACATATAAGTGATTAGTATATATGTTTAATATAAAAGACTATGTATCTAACTTAGATTTATATATAGGACAAACATATAGAACTACATGTCCAGTGTGTAGTAGAAGAAATACATTTACAGTTACTAATGATAACGGTACATTGATATGGAATTGTTATGCTAATAGCTGTACATTAAGAGGTAAGTTAGGTGTAGGTCTACGTGTAGAAGATATACGTAGGCTGATGGATAAGGCTAGTGCACCTTCTGATGAAGCACCATTTGTGCTACCTGAATGGATAGTAAAAGATCATGAACACATTCAAACATTTCGTAGGCAGAACTCCATCCATGACACCGTGGAACTACGCTTCGATGTCAGAGACAGTCGAATTGTATTTACAATCATGGACAAGGGTAAGATGGTTGATGCTGTCGGAAAGATCTTTAATCCTCCGAGTAACCCACCGACTACTAACCGTGCCCCGAAGTGGAAAAGGTATGGCAATTCTCGCAGAGCATATGTATGTGGCAATAGTGATACCGCAATTGCCGTTGAGGATTGCATTTCAGCCACACAAGCCTTGGACTTTCAGTGCACAGGATTCGCTATCATGGGGACAGCACTACTTAGGGAACACATCGAGCAACTACAGGGTTACTCACGTGTCATAGTGGCACTAGACCCTGATGCAATGGTCAAGACTGTTGCATACACAAGAGAACTCAAGTCACACGGCATTGACGCATACGCATTGAAGCTGTATGATGACTTGAAATATCGCCAACCACAGGACATGCAACGTGTCCGCTCATTGATTGAGAATCTAAATGGAACATGCCTTACTGAAGAGCCTACTCGATAAAGATTTCTATGATGAAACACGAGGAGCTAAGTGTCCCGACAAGATCTTTAGCAAGGATCTACGCAAGATAAAACAACTCATTGACAAAGCCATGGAGGAGTACCAACGGGACATAACTCCAGAGGAAATAGAGGCTTTGTACTTCACCGAGAATCCCACACTTACAACTGCACAGAAACATGCCATGCATCTTGAGTTTAAAAAGATACAGGGAAGTAACCTCATGGGTGCAGATCTAGCACAGAAAATAATCAGTAACCTGTTCAGACAGCTAGTAGGTGAGGAGGTAGCTAACCTAGGATTCCAGTATGTGAATGGTGAACAGAGCACCATGGAACCACTGAGGCAGATCCTTGATAACTACCAGGATGACTTCACCCCACAGATACGAGTTAATTATGTAGACAATAGCATTGATAACCTGCTAGAAAAGGCAGCTAGCAATACCAAGTGGAGATTCAACATACCTTCATTGTTTAATTCAGTGCAAGGCTTAGACAACGGTATGCTGTTTGTGATCGGTGCTAGATCTAACGTAGGTAAGTCAAGCTTTCACAGTACCTTATGTGCTTCACCTCATGGATGGGCAGCACAAGGAGCACGTATTCTAGTCTTGTGTAATGAGGAGAAACCGGAGCGAGTGGCTAGCAGGTACATGACAGCAGCTACAGGTATGACCATGACACAGATAGCTGCTGACAAGGCACAGGCACACAGGCTTTATGATCCTATAAAAGATAATATAAAGTTTGTAGATGCTACGGGTAAGACCATGCGATGGGCAGAGTCAGTGATCAAGACACACAAGCCTGACATTGTAGTGCTTGACATTGGATCTAAGTTCGCTGAAGATGGGGCATCTACTCAAGATCCTGCAGTACTTAAAGCCAATGCAGTGTATGCAAGAAACATTGGGAAGATGTATGGTTGTCTTGTAGTTTATTGCACACAGTTATCTGCTGAGGCTGAGGGAAAGATCGTTCTATCTCAAGCCATGATTGAAGGCAGTAAGACAGGGCTTGCAGGAGAGAGTGACCTAATGATTTTAATTGCACGTAATCCTCCATTGCAGGACTCTACGGATGGTGATGATGGACAGAGACACTTGAACATTGTAAAGAATAAGATCAATGGTATACACCGAATCATCCATGCAGAGTTTGATTATTCCACTGGAGTGTACTTCTCATGAACACAAGGATTAAAGAATGACTATTGAAACTTACACACGAAAGGCTAGGTTCGCTGAGCTTAAGCCTTACGATCCCTTCGCTGATACAGGTGACTTTATGGAAGTGTGCGAGTGGCACAATGGTGAGGGCTTTGATGTGACCATAAACAATCGTGTTGTTAGTTTTACTTTGGGGCAATGGGAATGCCTACAAGTATTAGTAAACTATAAGGGGTTGCAGTAATGAGCAAAAAATCTGTCGATGCCGAAGACATAAACCAAGAACGTGTCGATGAATGTCCACATTGTAGACAATGGATGGATATTCACGACGCTGTGGTTGCTGACTCGGACAAACTTTATGCGGTGTTGCGTCAGGCGCTTGAAGCTCTAGAGAGCGATCCGGTAAGCCATGCGGGTTTGGTTAATAGAAAACAGGCCATCACCGCCCTGCGCCAAGCACTGGAAGAAAAACGGGAGCCAGTGTTCTGGAGCGTTGCTACTGGATGGGTCTATGACAACGACATATCGCAAGATCATGTCGATGAAACGGCGAAACAAGAACTTGAGCCAGTGGTAAATATCGTAACAGG